GCGTCCCGATGTCGCGCCTAGAAATCATTGGGGGTCCCTTCCTGCGCGCTCGTGTCCGCGCCGAGGTTCGTGGTGCCGCCGCCCGTGCCCATGTTCTTGGCGACGATCGGCTCGTCGAGCCCCGGAAGCGGGTCGAGGTCGAGCCGCGCGCGGGCTTCGTTGCGGGTGATGAATCCAGCCTCGACGCCTGTGCGGAGGGCCGCCATCTGCTCGGCGAGGCTCGGGCGCTGCAGCGCGTCGAGGTCGAACGAAACGGTGTCGAACGGGCTGGCGAGCTTTGCGAGGATCTCGCTCCTCCATACCGCCGCCCAGTGCTCGATGCAGTGGTCGACGTACATGCGGCCGAGCCACTCCATCGACCCGTAGGCGTTCTGGCTGTGCTCGCTCAGGTAGGAGACGGGCACGCCGAAGATGCGAGACACGTCCTGGATCGAGTAGCGGCGCGCGGCGTCGATGCCGTCGTTGTCGAACGTCGAGCTGATCCTCTCGACGCGCATGTTGTCGCCGAGCACGAGCGGCCTCCCGGCGTTTACGCTGCCGGCGTGCTGCTTCACGTACTGCTCGGCGACCATCTGGCGCTGCTTGTCGTTGAGCGCGCCCGGGTGGACCAGCGCCAGCTTCGGCTGTCCCGCGTTCTCCATCGACTTAAGCTGCGACTGTTCCTGGGCGGCCATGACTGTGAGAGCCGCATTGCAGAGCCTCGCGGGCGACTCTCCCCAGAGTCCGCCGTATCCCATCGTGCGGAAGTGCAGCACCTGTTCGATGCGCAGTTCGCCGTAGAGGCTCGACCTGTAGATCGGCTCTGGCCCTGTCAGGTCGAGCGTGACGCTATGGTTGCCGAGCGGGATCAGCTCGAGCAGGTCGCCCGAGCGCGTGCGGTTGATGAGCGCAAACGCGTTGCCGTAGAGCGCGCACTGCATCGTCATCAGCCGACGAAACTCGAAACCGCTGATGTACCTGTTGGGAGAACGGAGAAGCGCGTCGACGACTTGGTTCGACACCGAGCAATCGACGCGCGCAAGGTCGTTCGCAATGAGCGAGACTGCGCGGTAGACCGGCGTGTACTGCAGCGCCGTGTCCGCGTCCACAAGCGGGATGCTTCCGGATTGCGACGGCACGAGGATGGACGCACCCGGGAAGGTGGACCAATGGCCGAAGAATCGGTGCAGCAGCTTGCCGAGCATGGCGGGATCGTGGACCCGTCATCCCGCGCAGATTGCACCTAAAGCCATTCGTCGTAAGAACTCGCGCGTTTTCCTCCCCAGACGTGGACGGCGATGATGCCGGCCACGAGCGGGTCGAGGATGCAGTACTCGCGGCTCTTCACCGGGCGCACGTTCCCGTTGCGGTCGGTCGATGCGTGCGCCTCGGCGCAGCTCCTCCGCATGATCGGGTCGTCGCCGATCAGGAACTTGCCGCCCGCCCAGAGGTTCTGCCAGAGCTGGCAGCCGGGGCCGAAGGTCGAGATTCCCATGCGGTAGGTCATCAGCGGGACCCCGTCGGCGACCAGCTGCTCGGCGAGGTACTTCGACCCCCAGGCGTCGTAGCCGATCGCCTTGATGTCGAACTGGTCCCGAAGGTCGAGGATGCGCTGCCTGATCGACTCGTAATCGATCTCCCGCCCTGGCGTCAGGGTCAGGCGCCGCTCCGCGGACCACTGGCGGACGGGCATGCGGTAGTCGAGCTCGCGCTGCGCGACGTCCTGCGAGGGCCACCAGTAGTGTCCCTGCAGCGCCACCGAGCCGTCCTCGGTCGGGACGGCGACCACGAGCGCCGACATGTCCAGGCTCTTCGAGAGGTCGAGCCCGAGCCACGCCGGGCGCCCGCGCAGCTCGTCCCAGGCGATCG